AGGAGAGCAAAAGCAAATAGTTTAACACAATCACAAAGAGCTTCTACTGCTAGAAAAAAGAAAAAGGCAGGCTCAAAAGGTAAAACAGTTGTAGGTAACACACCTGCGGCAAAGGTTACTAAGATGAGCAGTGGTGGTCGTGTACCAGAGACAAAAGCAAAACGCCCGTATAATGGTAAGTTAAAACCAAGGCGTGTTGTAGCAAGGGGTTGTGGCGTTGTCATGGCAAATAGAAGAAAACAAACAACAGGAGCTGTTAGAGCATAAAGGAGATCAAAATGGCTATGAAGAAAAAAGGTTTTGCAAAAAAAAAGAAACCAGTAAAAAAAATGATGGCCGGTGGTGCAGCCGGTATGAAGAAAAAAGGCTTTGCTAAAATGAGAGGTGGCGGAGCTGCTGGTATGAAAAAGAAAGGTTACGCTAAAGGTGGACCTGTCAAAAAGATGATGGGTGGCGGCGCAGCTGGTATGAAGAAAAAAGGTTTTGCTAAAGGCGGAGCTATTAAAAAAATGAGAAGAGGTGGTAGAGCTTAATCTATGCCTTATTTACAAAGCAACATCCCGCATTTTAAATGCTGGGTGCGAAGAGAATATACTCACAACCATGAAAAACATCATGGTGATTATTTACACGCGATGGCTATTGCAGTGACAACAGTTCCTGACAGATGTTTAAGTTTTCAAATGATATTTACTGGTTGTGAGTCAGACTTTGACGAAAGTCAAAATATCAACGGCGGTGCTATGTGGGCAAGGATGCCTATCACAGCTCTCGTTGCGGACACACCATTAGAAGAATGGCCAGAGCCTATGCCTGTGCATTTAGTACAGCCTTGGGATTGTAGCTCACACTATCATTCAGTTATTAAGTTTGATAGAACCAGTTCTAGTCCTTGGAAATGTAAGATAGATGGCAAGTTTTATACAGGTAAATACTTGTTCACTGTTGACTATACAGAATCTGATATTGCTGACGATCCTGCTCAACACAAACAAAGTCATGTCATTGAATTAACAGATGCTGGTAAATGGACTGGAAATATAGTAGCATTACCTAACAACAGGGTTCGTGCAACTAGCCCTGCATTATGGGAAACAGGACAAGGTGCCCCTGATTTTAAACCAAGTCAGTGGATTCATAATGCAGAATGTGATAATAGTTATATGGACCCGAAGGTGACATTTGATAACTTATATAAGGATTAGACATGGCAACTTCCTCATCAACCGATTTTGAATTAGATGTAGCAGAATATATTGAGGAAGCTTATGAGAGATGCGGCCTTGAAGTAAGAACGGGCTATGATCTGACAAGTGCTAGAAGATCTTTAAATATCATGTTAGCTGAGTGGGCTAATCGTGGTTTAAACCAATGGACTATTGAGCAGAGAACACAGACGGTCACAGCGGCTGATACTGAATATTCTCTAGGCACAGACGTAATAGATATACTGTCAGCGGTTGTTCGCAGAGACGGCACAGACTTTGCTATCAGTAGAATAAGTAGGGATAGTTATCTTGCTATACCTAACAAAACTAGCACCGGCAGAACAACGCAATTTTTTCTTGATAGACAAATCACACCTAATTTGAAGATATGGCCTGCTCCAGAGAACAACACAGATGTAATACGTTATGATGCGCTTACAAGAATACAAGACGCTGATGCAGCAGTTAACACTTTAGAGATACCGTTTAGGTTTTACCCGTGTTTAACAGCAGGATTAGCTTATTATTTATCTTTGAAAAAAAACCCACAGCTTACACAGATGTTAAAAGTTGTGTACGAAGAAGAGTTTGAAAGAGCTATGGGCGAAGACAGAGACAGATCTAGTTTTACTGTTACACCACAATATGCTTATTTTAGGAGTAATTAATGGGTAGGTTTGCGACAGGTAAATTTGCAAAAGGCGTCTCAGATAGATCTGGTATGGTGTATAACCTACGACAAATGAAACTTGAGTGGAACGGGTCTCTAGTTGGTCCAGACGAATTTGAAAGAAAACACCCACAACTGGGTCCTTTTAATGTACCTGTTGACGGTCAAGCTGTAAAAAATGCAAGACCAGCACGAACAGAGAACCCTGTAGAGAGACTTTTACTGCCGGATGCTTTTTTGTCTGGATCGTCAGGATCAGCTGTGATTACGGTGACAGAAGCTAGTCACGGTAGAAGCACTAGCGATACGGTAAGATTCAAAAAAGCAAAAGGTTTTGATGGTTTTACTTCAGATGTTATAAATAAAAATGACGGATATTCAATAACAGTTGTAACTACAGATACTTATACATTTACTGCATCTAGTGGTACGGCTACAACAGGAGGCTTGTTCGGTGGTGGTAATGATGCTACGGCTGGACCAGTAACGGTGACACCATGAGCTTTACCTTTGCAACACTTAAAACCGCTATTCAGGATTACACAGATAATAGTGAAACTACTTTTGTAAATAATTTAAATAACTTTATTAAGGCAGCAGAAGAAAAAATATTTAAAAGCGTAGATTTAGATTTGTTTAGAAAAAACGTAACCAGTGCTTTTACAGCGTCAGACGCCTTTCTAACAGTCCCTGCCGATTATCTTGCATCTTTTTCTTTGCAAATCACAACATCTGGATCTGAAAGTTTTTTACTACAAAAAGATGTAAATTACTTGAGAGAATATACACCAGCTGCCACAACCACGGGACTACCAAAATATTACGCTAGGTTTGATACAGACAACTTCATTGTGGCCCCTACGCCAAATAGTAATTACACATTAGAACTTCACTATTACTATCGTCCGGCTAGTTTGACTGCCGGAGCCGACAGTGGTACTACTTGGATTAGCACAAACGCACCTTTTGCTTTACTTTACGGATCTCTTGTTGAGGCTTATAGTTTTATGAAAGGTGAGCCTGATGTAGTGCAAAACTACAATAATTTGTATTTGCAGTACATGGAAAGATTGAAAGATTTAGGAGAGGCAAGAGAAAATACCGATGGATACAGAGTTGGTCTACCATCAAGGCCGAGAACATAGGAGTAGAATATGGCAACAGCAAACGCAGCTACTAATTATCTAGAAAGACGATTGTTACATTTTATATTTAAAAATAACTCTCTAAGTTTTTCTAGTCCGGGAGACAGTATTTATGTAGGTCTAGCAACAGCAGTGAGTGCAGCAGAGACTGGATCTTTAACAGAGGCAACCTTTACAAACTATGCAAGACAACAAGTTACCGCAGCAAACTGGACTACGATAGGAGCAGACTCAACAGACACACAAACAGCTGTTAATGCAGCTAATATTGAGTTTCCAGCATCTGGTGGCACAAACAACACAATTACACATGTATTTCTTGCAGACGCATCTAGCAGTGGAAACATATTATTTGTTGGTGCATTAGATGCAAGTAAGGTAATAGCAAGTGGCGATATATTTAGAATTAATGCAGGTAACCTAACAATAGAGTTGAAATAATGGCTTTAGTAATAAATGATAGAGTAAAAGAAACTACAACTACAACTGGCACTGGCACACTAACACTAGCTGGTGCGGTCACTGGGTTTGAAACTTTTGCTGCTGGTGTTGGTAATTCTAACACAACATATTATGCAGTTACGCTACCGGGATCATCAGAGTTTGAAGTAGGGTTAGGAACACTCAATAGCGACTCTTCAACATTAGCTAGAACAACAGTTATAAGTAGTTCTAATAGTGACAATGCAGTTAACTTTAGTTCTGGTACAAAAACTATTTTTTGTACAATACCTGCATCAAAGTCCGTGTTTTTAGATGCAAGTGGTAATACTACACTAGGTGCAGATCTATCTGTAGGAGATGATCTCACAGTCAATGGTGGCGTTATTGAGCTTAGAAGTAATAGTGGTGCCGTTGGTCAACTTAAATTATATTGTGAAGTAAGCAATAATCATGCACAAACTATATCACCACAGCCACATAGTGTGGCAGCAACAAACACTTTGACATTACCCGGTGGCAGCACCATAGGAAATGCAGATGCAACTTTAGTCTCAGATACTGGTACACAAACGCTAACAAATAAAACTATTGATGCCTCTCAATTATCTGGAACTGTAGCAAATGCAAGATTAGATGCAGAACTACAAGCACTAGCTGGTCTAACATCAGCAGCAGACAAAGGTATACAATTTACTGGATCTGGAACGGCATCAACATATGATTTAACAGCAGCAGGTAAGGCATTGCTTGATGACGCAGATGCTGCTGCTCAAAGAACAACATTAGGATTAGGCACAGCCGCAGTTGCAGCCACTGGTATATCAAATACAAATGTCCCAGTATTTACATCAGGTGTAGCCGACAATGACTTCTTGCGTGTAGATGGAACATCGATAGAGGGTAGAAGTGCATCTGAAGTATTAAGTGATATTGGTGGTCAAGCCTCGTTAACTTTTGGTATATCAAATACCAATGCAGTCAAGATAGATAGTTCTAGTGTGGCAGATGATGAGTTTGCAAGATTTACTGCAAATGGTTTAGAGAGCAGAAGTGCATCAGAGGTGCTATCAGATATAGGTGCAACAAGTGCTACAGATGCAGCGAATGAGGCAACAGCTTTAGCAATAGCGTTAGGATGATAACATGGCAAATACTTTTAAATTATCAAGCAAAGCAGGAGTAACTAGTGCAGATGTAATTTATACAGTGGCTACTAGTACAACCACAATAATACTAGGTTTGATATTAGGAAATACAACAACTAGTCAAGTTACTGCAACTGTAACATTAACATCTGATACTGGTAATAGAACAAATGCTAATGATGAAGTTAACCAACCAGTGGAACTTATTACCAATGCACCCATACCAGCAGGATCATCACTAGAACTTTTAGCTGGTAACAAAGTTGTTTTAGAAGCAACAGATAGCATATCAGTATCTGCAACAGGTGCAACAGATGTTGCCTTATCTTATATGGAGATTACATAATGCCTTTTGTTGGTAAGTCACCAGTTACAACTTTTGAAGCCACAACTGCCGTACAAAGATTCAATGGCGATAATTCAGACACTACATTCACATTAAGTAGAACAGTAAGTTCAGTACAAGATGTACTTGTATCTGTAGATGGTGTTGTACAAGATACATCAGCATATACAATACCAGATGGCACAACATTGACATTTACGGCTGCACCTAGCACTGGCACTGGCAATATCTTTGTAAACTTTTTAGCACCACAAACTGGGACAGTTACACCAGCAGCCGAAAACAAAGGTAATTTTAAGGCAGGTGGTTTGTTTAGAACAAATGCACAAAACTTAACTGCTAACACAACAATATTAGCCACAGAAAATGCACAAGTAACTGGTCCGTTTACAATAGACAGTAGCGTAACATTAACTGTTAATAGTGGTGGAAGGTTGGTTATATCATGAGTGAAATTAGAGTAGATGCAATAAAAACTCGTGCAGGTGCAGTGCCAAAACCAACTGATTTAGGGTTGAATGTTAGTGGTCATGTTATACAAACTGTAGTAAATACAGCAACAACAAATGTTAGTACCACTTCAACCTCTGCTCAAGATCTGATTTCTGCTTCGATAACTCCACAATTTACTGACAGTATAATACATATTGAAGGTTTTGTAAGTAGGTTAGAAATAGTATATGGTAGTAGTAACGCATATGCTAGTCTTTATTTACAAAACCCATCAGACAGTAACATTACTACTGTTGTGTCTGGAGATGCTGGTGATTCTAACTCATCACCTGCGGTTATTTTTGGCACACATAGTCCTAATGCAACAAGTTCACAAACATATAAAATGCAGTTTAGCAAAGCATCTAGTGGCACTACTAGCACTAGCACGGATAGTCAGCGATATAGCATAATACTTAGAGAGATTAGAGCATAATGAAAAAAGTAATCGATGCAATAAAAGCTATTAACCCTAATGCTGAAGTTGTTATAAGAGGTGATAGTGTTGATGATTGTGAAATACAGTGGTTAGAAAAAACATCAGAAATATCAAAGGCAGATATAAAAGCAAAGATGGCATCAATGGAATATATTTATAAAAGACAAGATGAATATCCATCTCTAAAAGATCAATTAGATGACCTATATCACAATGGTATAGATGGTTGGAAAAAAACTATCAAAGCAGTTAAAGATAAGTATCCAAAGGGTTAGAAATGAGTGAAGTAATACTAGACACAATCACTGGCAAGTCCACTGCAACAACCATAACCATTGGCTCAACACCTGTAGTTAGTGCAAGTGCAAACTCTATGACTATTAGAGGTGAGGGTAGCAATCAGACAAGTATTCAGCAAGGGTTGTTAAAGCATTTTGTTTACATACAAGGCACAGATACTTTTGCTTCTGGAAATTCTTTTAACCA